ACATCGACCGCACCCCCGTAGAGAAGTTCAACGGTAATTTTCCCCAAAGGGGGGTCAACGTTAAAACATCAAAAATGGCACGAACAAGGAAGCCCGCTGCCGACAGGAAAAAGAAGGGCACATATAGGGCAAGCGAAGACAAGAACCTCCAAAAATCACAATACGAAGGCTATCCAGATCCAGGCATCAAGCTAACCGATGAGCAGATGGTGCTGTTCTGCCGCATCTGCGACCACTTGAAAGACAAAGACATCCTTTTGGACATTGACACTTTCCACATCGTCAGCTATGCAATTGCAGTAGACAGCCGCAATAAGGCAGTACAGATGATGAATAAGCTCGGATTGATTCAGGAGTTTGATAACGGCACCCGTAATATTAGCCCGGAGTTCAGCATCTTCAAAAAAACAAATGAAGAGATGCGCCAACTGAGCAAAATGATAGGCGGTGACCCAAAAAGCCGTCAGGACATGGTGGCGTTCCTTGATGAGGGCGAACCGGAGCACGACCCACTGGAAAATCTAATGCCGGGAGGGGCTTAATATGTCAGAAAACCTCAAAAAAACGCTTTGGTACGTCGAAAACGTCAAAAATGGCAGTATTACCGCTTCTAAATGGGTAAAACTTGCTGTAGAGCGTCATTTGAGGGATTTAGAGCGCTCAAAGACTAAGAAATTCGACTATTTCTTCGATGAATCTACCGCAGCGCACATTTTAAAGGTTTTTGGCGTCTTCAGGCACGGAAAAGGTAAATGGAGGGGCAACAGCTTTGACTTGATGCCTTGGCAAGCCTTCATTTTGTATTGCGTCTACGGCTGGAAGCGAAAAAGCGACAAAAAGAGGCGTTTTCGGACAGTTTATATCAAAGTAGCACGAAAAAACGCAAAAACAGAGTTCTTGGCAGGCGTTGGCAACCTCGGATTTTATTTTGAAGGCGAAAGCGATGCTGAGATATATTGGTTTGCAACGAAAAAGGACCAGGCGAAGATTGGATGGGACAGGCAAAAAGAGATGGTTTTGCAGCTCCGTAACGATAGCAGCCGGTTCGCCCGGTTCTGCGATACGTCAAAATACCGCATTTACACCCAAAAAGGGACAGGTTTTGTGGCTTATTTGGGCGCTGATAGTGACACAGAAGACGGATTAAGCCCTCATTACGGCCTATGCGACGAATACCACGCCCATAAAAATGACGGCATGGTAAATGTCATCGAATCCGGTATGGGTTCACGCTCTAACCCTATGATGTGGTTTATCACTACAGCAGGCTTCAACCCTCAAAGCCCGTGCGCACTGTTTGAAAAGTCTTGCAAGCAGATATTGGACGGCGTAAAAGAGAATGACAATATCTTCGCTATGATCTTCGACCTTGACGAAGATGACGATTGGGAGGACAGCAAGAACTGGATAAAAGCCAATCCCGCACTGCCTTACATTGACACCTTAGAGGACTTCTTATTTGCTGAGTATGCCAAAGCAAAAACGCAGGGGCAAAGCAAGATCATCAATTTTAAGACGAAGAACCTAAATATGTGGATGACAAGCTCCGCCACATGGATTAAGGCAGAAGATTGGAAGGCGTGCGAGACAGACGTGGACTACGAAGCGCTAAAGGGCAAAAGATGCTACGGAGGGCTTGACCTTGCAAGCACGCGGGATATTACAGCGCTGTGCTACTACTTCCCTGTTCAGGAGGGGCTGGCTGAGCCTGTAATGATCTGGAATATGTGGTGCCCTGAAGACCAGGCAACAGAGCGCGAACGCAATGACGCTATCCCTTACAGGCAATGGGCGGCAGATTATTGGATAACGCTGACGCCTGGCAACGTGACGGATTACGGCTACATCAAAGAGCAGATTAAGCAGGACTGTGAGGACTTTCAAGTTGAGAGCGTTGCCTATGACAGATGGAACAGTTCTCAGTTAGTAATCGACCTGCTTGATGAGGGCATAAATATGCGCAAGATTGGGCAGGGCTTCGCTTCGTTGTCAGCACCTACTAAGCAGCTAGAGACGGAGATACTACAGCAGAACGTCAGGCACGATGGCAATCCTGTGATGGCTTGGATGATGTCAAACGTGGACCTGAAGCACGACCCGGCAGGAAACATAAAGCCGGACAAAGACAAAAGCAGCGAAAAGATTGACGGTGTTGTCGCTATGGTTATGGCCCGCGCTGAAGCGATGGACTTAGAGACAGACGTAGGCAGTTTCTACAATAATAACGACTTACTTTTTGTGTGATGGAAGACAAGCAAATGAAAGTTAGCGTACCTATCGAATTGATTGATGCAACGCACCGGGTGGGCTTCTTCAAGCTTGTTCAGCGCATTGGGCAGGATGTTGAGCGCTTCCGGGAAGCCTATGAACTAGCAGAGGCTGAATTGGAGAAATACGGCATGGCGCGCAGGTATGCGAATTATGATAGCTTCAGGAATCAGTACAGGATTTGGGTACGCGATATGATACAAAAAAGGCTCCCTGATATTCACCGGGAGCCTCAAAAGTAAGTATGAAACAACTAACAATCATTCCTCTGTGATGACATCAATAAGGCTATCGCGCCATCCTGCCTGATACGCTCGCACAATCAGCGCTTTCACTTCTTCCTGGCTAAAGGTACGAAAAGTCACTAATTTTTCAGCAAGCTGCTCAGCATTGGCCTTTGACTTGCTTTTGATACCACCGTGTTTCGATTTCCCTTCTAAGCCTTTTTGGGATTGCTTTTTGCCCATGCTGATGTATTTGTCTGATTAATGACTCCGGTTTGTACTCTTTCAAGTACAAAAACCCCTGCTCTTTGTTGATTGACACCCTCAGCGCTTTTTGATGTGCGGACCTGTCAACTCTGTAAGATGCAGGCTTGAAACTGACGCTTAGGGTGTACCGGCAGGTGATTAATTGCATTCGTTGTGTTTAGTTGCGCAGGGAGGATTTGAACCTCCGGCTCAGGATCATGAGTCCTGCGTGTTGCCAGCTACACTACCGCGCAAGGGTGATTTACAGCGCCAAAATACAAAATATACACTAAAAGTTCAGGGCAGTACGCCTAAAAAACTGCAATTTTCGCGCAATGGCGAAAGTATTAGGCATATCTATCCCTCGAATTTTCAGGAGTAGCCCCGAACGGCCGGGAACTAGCCTGTCAAACCCTGCAAGCTGGCTAACAGCGATTTTCGGCAAAGCGAGCAAAGCAGGAGTTGACGTATCACCGGAGAACGCCATCACAGTCACAGCCTTTTGGCGTGCGGTGTCCATCCTTGCTGAGTCTATCGCAGGGCTGCCCTTTGAAGTGTTGGAGATTGACGATGAGGGCAATATCAACATCAACCGGCAGCACCCTATCGCCTACCTGATTGATGCAGAGCCTAGCCAGCTATACACCTCCTTCACCTTTCGGCATACTATGATGGTGCACGCTTGCATGTTCGGCAACGCCTATGCACGCATTCACCGCGACGATGACGGCAGGCCCCGCAAGTTCACTATCCTTGATGCCAGGCACATTGATATTTTCGTCAGCGATGAGGGGCTGATGTACTACACCTTCAGGCACAAAAACAAAGTTCAAACATTCAAAGCTGAAGAGATTATCCATATCCCCGGATTCAGCATGAATGGCATTGCAGGGCTGAACACTATTGACGTACACAAGGACAATCTAGGCACAGGCCTGGCAGCACGCGACTTCGGCGCTAACTTCTTCAAAAACGGCGCACACTTGAACGGCTATATCAAATACCCCACAAAGCTCAATGAAGAGGGCTTCGACAGGGTAAAACGGGGCTGGAATGCTAACTACGGCGGCGCAGAGAACAGCGGCAAAACAGCAATACTCGACCAAGGCAGCGAATTTGTCCCTCTGAACATGGGGCCACAGGATGCCGGGCTTATCCCTACTCAGAAGTTCAACGTAGAGGACATTGCGCGCATTACCGGCGTGCCTATGCATATGCTGCAAGCACTTGACCGGGCAACATTCAACAACATAGAGCAGTTGAGCCTTGAATTTGCAAAGTACACTATCCGCCCGTGGGTAAAGCGGTGGGAGCAGGAGTACAACCGCAAGGTATTCAGCCAGTACGAGCGCGGGCGCTTTAAGGTGCGGCTGAATATGGACGCTTTTATGCGGGCAGATACTGAGGCACGTGCTGAATACTACAACAAAGCAATCCAGAACGGATGGATGAGCATCAACGAAGTGCGAAAAACAGAGAAGCTTAACCCGGTAGAGGGCGGCGATAAGCACTTCATTCAGCTCAATATGACAACGATTGACCAGCCGCAGCAACCGGCTCAAAATAGCGATTTAGATGCCGTATGATGACTACCCAAAGGCGGCAAGCGAGCAGGCACGGCGGGCATTACGGCACCGTGACGAAAACGGCAGTGATTGCGGCACGGCAGTAGGCTGGATGCGGGCTAATCAATTAGCGAATAGGGAAGTGATTAGCGTTGAAACCGTAAAGCGAACCTATAGCTTTTTATCCCGCTCAAAAGTGTACGACCAAGGCAGCTTTACGGACGCTGACGGTAATGAAATTTGTGGCTCGGTAATGTATGCCGCATGGGGCGGCGATCCAATGCTACGATGGACAGAAACAATAATTGACAACCTCCCTGAATCTGAAAGGGCTATGGATAATCTTAAGATAACAAGGCATATCGTCGGCATTCAGGAGGATGACGACTTCATCACTATCACCTTTGCAAAGCCTGATATCGAGGACGCTGAAGGTGATATGGACGATATGGAGATGAACGCCTACAAGGGCAAGAAAAAGAAAAAGCGTGCAGAGCCTGACGAGTTATCTGTAGGCGATTACGTCAGCTGGAATAACTCCGGCGGGCGTGCTTACGGGCAGGTCACACAGATTGAACCTGATGGCACTGTTGTCGCTGATAGCGGATTTGAAGTCACCGGCACGCCTGATGACCCTGCTGCCTTAATCAGCGTCTATGAGCTTGACGAAGAAAGCGGGCTATTCGTAGAGCGCGATCCTGTACTAATCGTTGCACACCGCTTCACTACTCTTACAAAAGAGATGGCAAGCGACTTTCGCAGCGCAAAAACTATCGAAGTGGAATACCGATTCAAGCCCGCTGACAAAGTGCAGCAGACTACCGGCACCGAACGCCGGACATACAACGCAGAGCTACGCATGGATATGAAAACCGGAAAGCCTCAAATCAGGGGCTATGCTGCTGTTTTCGATTCTGACTCAGAACTACTGATGGGCAGCTTTGTAGAGCGCATTGACAGGCAGGCATTCGCTGATGCTGATATCTCTGATGTCCGGGCGCTGTTCAACCACGACCCTAACTTCGTGCTTGGCAGGACAACGAACAACACCCTACAGCTCGAAATTGACGAGCGCGGGCTTCGCTACACTATCACCCCTCCTGATACACAGCTTGTCCGGGACTTGGTAATTGAGCCAATGAAGCGGGGCGATGTAACGCAAAGTTCGTTCGGCTTCACGCTTACTGAAGACGAATGGGACGAATCAGGAGACTACCCGGTGCGCACACTGAAGCGCATTGGTGAAGTGTTCGATATTTCGCCTGTCACCTTCCCTGCTTACACGCAGACGGAGGCGAGCGCTCGGAGCATCGAAAAGCGCACATCGCAAACAGAAGAACAGAAAGAAAAAACGCGGGCCAGCCTGGCAGGGCGGAAGCTGCGTATTA